TTGCCGAACTGGTCCGGCCCTTCCTTGTTGTCGAAGAAGACCAGGCTCAGGTATTTGCCGTTCTTCCCTTCGTAAAGGGCGGTCTTGTCGATTTTGGTGACGTTGATGTTTGCTGTTCTCATTTTCGTTTTGGCTTGTTTAGATTGCGTTTTTTACACCTTCAAAGTCTTCGCTCAAAGAAACGCGATACTCTGGGATCACCGAAAGCGCAGAATGAACGTCAAGCGGGTTTAATCCATCGCGCAGCACAATGTGCCACATTTCGATGTAAAGCTTTGCGAGACGCTCTGTCTCAGTTCGGTCTTTCCATTTCCGGTAAACGGCCCCCGTGTCCAAGAGCAGCCCCAGTTCATCATAGAGCGGCCTGTGGCAACCTAGCTTCATCACCGCGATTCTGCCTGAAGAACTCCAACTGGAGCAAACCGGAGTCCACGCAATAACGGCATCAACCAGCGGCACATCGTCGTGTTTAGTTGTTTTCATTTCTGTTTTGGTTCCAGCTACGACGTGCAGCCGGGAAAGTGTAGGACATGGAGCGCCGCCTTCTTTGCCCATGCTCGGAATGTCTAGGGAATTGTTTTGATTGCAAGAGGGTTTTTAATATTCACGCTTCTCTCTGAATGTTGTTACCGGTCGGTCGAACTCAAAAGAGATTGGCCCCATTTTCCCGCCTCGGCATTTTGCAACGATGACCTCGACATCAACGACGGGATCCTGCGAATCCGGCTCGGTTGGATTGAGTAGAAGGATGACGTTGGCGTCCTGCTCAATGGCCCCAGAATCGCGAAGGTCTGATTTGACGGGCCTTCCTCGCTTCTCGGCATCTCGGTTGAGCTGCGCGAGCGTTACTACCGTTATATCCAACTCCTTGGCGAGTTGCTTGAGACCATCCGAAAGTCTCCGCACCGCATCCTCTCGATTGCGGCTTCCCTCCGGTTCCTTGATGAGTTGCAGGTAATCGACAAAAATAACCTGAACGCCGCTTTGTTTGACGAGCTGCCTCGCGCTAACCTGAATGTCAACCAGCCGCATGTCTGCTCTGTCATCAATCCAAAGTGGCCACTTGTGCGAGTTGTTGATCGCATCCCTCAGCTTGATGAAGTCCATCTTCCCGATGTCTCCTCGGGCAAGTTTGAGAGAGTCGATCCGCGTCTGGCCGGATAGCGAACGGATGGCAAGCTCCTCGGCGAACATCTCAGCCGAATAGATCGCCGTGGGGATGTTGGCGGAAACGAGGTTTTCAACCAGGTTCATCAGCATCGCCGTCTTTCCGGCCCCCGGTCGAGCCGCCAGCACCCAGAGCTGTCCGCCTTGGTAGCCATTGGTAGATGCGTCAAGGCTTTCAAAGCCTGTTGAAATGCCGGGAATCTTCCCTCCTGCGACTCGGGCGTCCTCGATCATGCCTACCGTGCGGCCTAGGATCTCTCCCCATTGCCTCGACCTCGCCACCGATGCGGTCTTCAGGAGGCTTTGAATCGCGGTATCAGCGGCTTGAATGACCTGGTCAATGTCCGTGAGCTGATCGCACGCAGACGCTGCCAGCGCATGACACTCGGTCGCTAGACGCCGCCTCTTGGTTTCCTTTTCAGCGGCTCGCAGGTAGGTGGCCGTCATTTTTGGCGTAGGAACGTCGCTAAGAAGCTCCGTGACTGCTCCCGCCCCTCCTACCGCATCCAAACGCTCCGAAGCGCGCAGGCGCGAAATCAGGGCAACCAAATCCAATTCTCCAGCTTCTCGTCGGACGTTTTGCATCGCCGCCCAGATTTCACGATTGGCGGGGTGGTAGAACAAGTCGGATCCAGAAGGGTGGAGCGCGATCTTGTCTAAGCTCTCGGGCCACTGGAGGGCGCACGAGAGCAGGGCGCGCTCTGCGTCTTGATTTGAGGGTAGGCTGGTCATCGTGAGTTCCTGTAGATGTCTGCGCGTTGATCGTCGGTTAGTTCGCCCTCTTCGCAGGTCAGAGGCTCATCGTAAATGGTCGCGGCGATCTCTCGCCAATTGGCCGGGATTGGAAGCTTCTTGGGTTTTGATTCTGCGGCCTGATGTTGAATCTCTCCTTTTGGAGGGGCAAAGATGCCTTGGTAGTTCATGGCCATCGAATGCCTCACGGCTTGGTCGAGCGCCTCGTCGCTCATGCTGGCGAGCTTGGCAAGCATCTCCTTCCATCCGCTGGGCCTGTAGCTTTGGCCTTTTTCGGCTTTGTGTTTTGCCCAGAGGAGGAAGGTCTGTTTCCGATTCTCAGAAAATGAATCAGGGAAAGAAAGAGGCGACTTGTTCGCCGATGCGGCTTTGCCGCTCTTCTTTTCTTCTTTTGCCTTTGCCTCTGCTTCTGCTTTTGCTTTTGCTTCTGCTTTTGCTTCTGCTTCTGCTTTTGCTTCTGCTTTGTCGGTCTGAGGCGTTACGGTAGCGTTACTATGCGTTACGGAGGCGTTACGGTGCGTTACGGAGGCGTTACGCTCTCGGTGGCGACGTTGCCGCTCGGAATTGGCCTCCTTAGCCTCGGCCAAACTTGCCATCCTGCGGTATTTCGCGTGGTTCAAAAGCTCCCAGCCCCCGTCGATCTTGGCGATTCGACGCCCGTCATTCTCGGGAGTTCGCGAGTAAGGATCAGGCCCAAGGAACTTAGAGATGGCGATCTCGGCGTCACTGATGCTGACAGCCGCCAATCTGGCCAGACCTGGTATGGATGCCTGCACCTCGCCGTTTTGATCTGCGATTGCCAACATCGTAATCCAGACGATGCGCGTCTTGTCATCCTCGGTCCAAATCGTGGACGTTATGATGGAGTTAAAAAGCTTAGTGTAATTTGGCATAACGTTACTGTAACGGTGAAGCGTTACGGACAGGCTCAACAAAATGAGATGAATCCGCAAGACGATTTATCGTGCGTTTTGCTGGCGATATTCCCTCTGATATTCTCGATTCTTCTCCGCGCAAATCTCGCATCGCGTCCGATTTGGCACGGCCAACCTGGCGCAGATCGCGCATCTACCGGCGGCGATCTGTTTGTTCTGCCAGCGTCGATTCCTGATGGTTTTTCCGTCGCTGTTCATTTCGTTATCCTTTCCATCTCCGCGTTGTGCAAATCGGCAGTCTCTTGAAAGTTTCGGTGATTCCTCACCATTTCGACGGTCCAAGGTTCCCACTCGACCGGGACGACTTCGCGGATGTGGACCTGCCTAGTGGAATCGCTCGCTTTGTCTTTAGCGTCTTGCTCAGTAGGCCAGATGAAACCCATGTAGTGATCATCGGGACCGTAAAGGTTGATCCAGCCCTCCAACCTCTTCGGTTTTGGTCGATGCTGATCAACGATTTTTCGAGTATCCGCAATCACCTCCATCTCCTCTTTGGTCAAACCTTCAGTATCATCGATGACAGCGAGGATCTCCAACAGCTTTTCTGCGGCTTCTAGTAGTTCGTTTTGTTCGTTCATATCAATCAAGTTTCAGCTTGAACATCAGCGAGTTCACGGCCTCGCGCTCAGTCTCTCCGCATTGGGTTTCCACATCACCAAAAATCTCGATTGATGCCTCCCAATACGAATCGGACATATCGAAAACGTAGAAGGTTTCGATGCCCAATCGTTTAGCGTCCTGCTTCCAGCGCGGAACTTCGTCTGCCATGTCGAGGAAATCAGAGACGCTCATTTCGCCCTCCCTTCAAATTCCACCCACTTGCACAGTTCAACGCCGATCTCCGAACTCATGCGCTCAATGCGGCCCATGATCTCGACGGCATCCTCGACGCTCATGTTTGCGGCTCGCTCATTGCCATCTTCAAATTCGGAATAAGCCTCGCGCAGATGAGTTGCGGCAGCTCCAAGCTCTTCAAGAAGGTCGAGAACCTCCAGCCGCGCCATGCAGATAACGTCTGGGGTCTTGTCGCTCATTTCGCCCTCCCCTCTTCAAACCGCGACCATTCCGCCATTACGCGAACTTCAGTCAGTTCAGCGATAGCCCGATCTTTCTCGTCCCGTTGCGCTCCCATTTCGAGGGCGAAATAGAAGGCGAGGCCGTAGCCAAGCCCGGTGACTAGGCAGAGTGTTCCGATAAAGTAGTCTTTCATATTAAAATAATTCCATTACCATTTGCGGCCTTTTGTCGCCGCTCGTTGACATTTCTAAATAACGTTGAAGTTCTTCAATTCGATGCTCCCCCCCCCGCATCCATCCGGTTCCGTCGCACGATTCCGCCCCGGCCTTGTCGGCCATCCAAAGCAGTCGCTCTGAATTGACGCGAGCTACATGAACTCGCTTAAAGTTCTGGGTCCATTCGCGGAGGTTCCGCCATTTCCATTCTGTTGTTCCCCCAACAAAAACAATGTCTGCATTTGCTGGCACATCTTCTCTTCGCATGCCGTCCTGCACGGCAAATGCTAGCGGGACATGCGGAATAATGTCCCTCACAATTGGAAACCATTCAGACCACATGTTGAGTGTTGCATCACGATCAGCGACAACATCGGGAACAACAACCCATCGAGGGCGGAAGTGCGAACGTGCCTTTTCGAGCATAGAAGTAAAAGCGGTTTCATCCCATGGAGTTCCGTTCTTCCACGCTCCAAAAGCGCCATTGTCTAGAGCATAGGGCATCCACGATGGAGCCTTGCGCCATCCGTCAGGAGAAATAAGCCATCCAAGGCGGTTTGAAAACTTTCCCGCAAGATAGCCAATCTGAATTCCCGAATTGTTCGATGGCATTACCATCATCGGATCAGATTCGTAGTTCATAATTTGGCCCCAATGAAAGTTCATGCCTTGTTTGTGTGTGGTCCTGCCAAAATTCCGTAGGTATGCATCATGATATGTCGATCTCTTTAATCTCGTATCTTCCCTTTTTGTTTTTGCGCCACCCGTGGACCAGAATGATCCATCCGGCTTTTCTAAGATGCTCTAGCGCATCCGATTCGATAATCTTATTGATTCGGCTTTTTGTGTTGCTCCAACTGGTTGATTGCACTGCTACAGTCTCTCCATCGCGGATCGCTAAGATGTCGATGATCCCAAAGAGATCGTGTCTGGTTTTTGTAAAGGAGTTCCAGCGCTCGACAACCTGGACCAACTGACAGGTCTTCCGCAGATGGGCCAGACTGCGAGCGGTGGGGGATTGTTTCATGCCTCGTCCTTTGCCGCTTGCGTTTCTTGCTCCCACGCCTCCTCAAACTGCCGCGAGAATTGAATCAGCGCATCGCGCAGCGAATCGGTAAAGGCATCGCGCTCCACGAGGATGCGGAGCGAGGCAAGGCCAGGTGACCAGCTTTGGAACCACCATGCCTCCGCTCCGGTCACGGCCATGCTGCCATGGACCTGATAAAGGTAGGTATCGGGCAGCATCCCAGCTCGACGGTATTCGATATGGGTTGATGGAACTGGCACTTTCCCCTCAAATCCAATGCTCTCGCCTTGAACAAGGCCATCTGGCGAGCAACCAAACCAGCCGTGATTGCTCTGACAAAAGCCCACCTGGACCAGCTTGTTTCCGGTAACCTTCTCAAAAGCATCAACGGCCTGCGGCTCCATCTCGGTTCCGCGCTGCATGGCCGCGTTTTCAAAGTTAGGATTCTGCCAGCATTTGGCCCGTTCGCTGATGAGCTTACAAATCGCCTTCTCTCTCGCCCCTTCCGCAACCTTGCCTTTGGCCAAGAGCCATGGTCCGAAGTTCGACGCCGTGAGGACTCCGCGCCGAAGATCATGCCACTCCTCGGAGCGTTGCTCGCAGTAATAGATTGTGCAGTCTGGAAATTCTTTCATGCTGAGGCGAGGGTTTTGGTTTTGGTTGCGAAATCCAATCGAAGCGCCCTTTCCAAGATGTCATCGTTTGGCAGGTGATTGATGCTCGGCAGGATCTCCGGTTTAGCCGGCTCGATGCGTGCCGGTATGACCTCGCGCTTCGATGCCGGAACCATTTTGCCGCGAACCATCTTCGCGTCCTTGGCCGGGATCACTCTCGCCGGAATGATCCTTTCCTCGGTCGCGTCGATGCCAGTTTGAAAATCACACTTGCCCCCAAGGCCAACGTAGAGATCGACGCGGCGCTGCATCTTGTTTCGCTGCCTTGATGTCAGATCAAAGTTCTGGATCTGATATTCGGGAAGGAGTCGCCGGATCGCCGCAAGGTTGAATCGGATGGTTGGGTTCCCACCCAAATGGTCGATGTGGTAGATTGAGACTTCTTTCATGATTCCTCCTTCATTTCTGTCGATTCTGCCTCGATGGCTGGCTGCGAAAACGAAACCTTCGCGGCCTCGTTGGCGGCTCGATTCACCTGGATATCGGCGAGCTTGTCGCCATCCTTGTCGAGCGCATCGTGGAACTCAGGCGAGAGCGTGAGCCGTTTGGAATGGCGGCGAATAACCGTCTTCTTGGCCATCTCCTCAAAATCGGTTACCCACGGGCCGGATCCGCTGGCCTTCGACCGTTTGCGAATCGCTTCGACTTCCGCCAGCGTCATCACCTCAGTGTCGATCTCGCCGTTGGACATTTTGACAATGCTGTAGACAGCTTGGAGCTTGCCTCGATCTTCCCGCCAGTTCACCGCATGGCTGATCTCGCCATTGATCCACTCAAACGAATCGCTCTCTTTGACCGTCTCGGCTTTCCAGGAGACTACCTCGCCGGATCGTTTGGCAAGCTCGACGAGTCCCTTCCAATCAACGATCAATTGGACCTCTTTGCCGTAGGGGATCAGGTGGCAGCGCCGCCCGTCAGGCTCAAGGCCCAGCGACGAGCAGTCAAGCATGGCTCGCATGAAACTCTCCTGCGAGCATTCGGCAAGCTTGGGGGAGCGAAGGAGAAGCGTGGTCGCAACGCGCAGGAACCTGTCCGGCGTCATGTGGCTAGGCAATGCGCGAGCAATCTGCGCTCTGACAGCCTCGGAATTGATAAGCCCCTTAATGGTGCGGGGCGCTTCGGTGATTTCGTTTTTCATCTGTCTCTTTTCTGTTTAGCGCGTATCAGTCGCGCCCCTGCCCGTTGTCGGGAAAAATGTCCAGAGCCAGCCCGTAAAGCTCCTCCTCGGCGGCATCGACGGCGGCGAGTCGGATGCCTAGGTTTTTGAGCATCCGCACCTGGACCGCAAGGCCGTCGTAAATGAGATGGTCGCATGATTCACGCTTGCGGCGGTGAAAGGCGCGGATCTCAGCGATGAGCTTGTCAGTCTCGCGCTCATGATTTGCGAGTAGTTGGTCGATGTTCATGGTCTGTGGATCAGGTAGTCAATGGCGTAGTCGTAGTCGCGGCGCTCAACAACGGACGGGTCGAGTTCCTCCCCTGTCTCGTTGTCGATGACTGCGACCACTTCAGATCGCTCAATCTCAAGCGTGACGCTCCTCTCGGCCTCGGGACCGTCGAGCAGGTAGCGCGAGACGACGCCGGAAACGAAATGAGAAATCATGGCCAAATCAGATCGAAAAGGGCCGGCACATTCCAGACTGCGAACACGGCAAGCGTTGTCAGCAGCTTTACGAGAAAGTCGATGGGATCAAAGTGCATTTGAAGCGATGTGAATAAGGGTTCCAGGGGCAACGTCGAAAAATGCAACAGGCTCAGTTCTGCGTTGGGCCTCGTAGCGAGCGCGAGCGCGTTCAAGGGCGTCACGCATCGCGAAATAATCGGCATCGCTTTTGGCTGCGACGCCAGCCTCGAAAGCTCGGTTGAACATGTCGGCGACCGAATCCGCCGATGAGAATGAGAGGAACTCCTCCATGCGTGCGCGGAGGTTGTCCGCTTTGCGATTTTGAAGAATGCTCATGCTTCGTCCTCCTCGGGTTGGTTGGCTGCGGAGCGGATGGCGCGGATCAGCAAGCGGCGAGCTTGTGCGGAGCGGCTCCGGTCCTGCTCTTGCGCAAGAGCGTCGAGCATCGCGCCCTCTTCGTCTGGGATTTCGATGTTTAGAATCATGCTGCTTGAATTTGAGGTTGAACGCTAAAATCTGCGATTGCGCGGCGCTGAATCTCTGCGGCTTGATCGGCAGAGATCGCAATGTGAAGGAACTCTTTCTCCTTCGGACTGACCGCATCGGGCTGGATGTTGACCAAAAACCAATCCGTTGCGCCGCGCTCAATGTAGACGCGGGTGCTTTTCGCGTTGTACTTGTAAGAGTTCGCGGACGGTCCCGCTGGGCGGAACACGACCTTCGCGCCCTTCCACTTGGCCTTGGGGATCGCGGACAGTTTGCGTTCCGCGCAGTTGATCGCTTCAAGAATCTGCTTGGCGCAGGTCACCGTAAACGATTCCGCCTTGCCGTTTACCTTAAGGAGTTCCGCGTTTATCGCGGCGTTGTTCTGAATGCTAACTTTGATTCTCATGCTCTCTTTTGTTTTCGTCGGCGGCTCATCCGCTGACGACGCCATCATAAATCCCGCCATAAAACTCGCAAGGGATTTTTTTAAGGAAAACAGAAAAAACCTTAAATCCTTTGCTCTGCTTGGATTTCGACCGCATCAAGGAGGACGCGAGCCGCCTCAATCATCTGGGCCTCGAAATCCTCCTGCGGCCAGATCCACTCGGAGCCGTCGTAGCCGTCCTGATCCGCTCCGCGATGCCCGTAGCCGCGCAGGCGCTCCGGCAGGTCGTCGGGATCCCATGGGCAATCGGTTGCAGCTCGACCAGATCGGTGAAGCTCGCAGACGAAATTGATCGGGGGGCAGCACAGGCAGATCATGCCAAGCCCTTAAAAACCACGGCTTCTATTTTCCTGACGATCTGCTCTTCCACCCAATCGGCAGTCTCGTCTGAGATGGACGCAGCGTGACGCAGCTCGGCAAGCAGGAGATGCAGCACCTCATGCACCGCTACCTGCGTCGTTTGCTCCTCCCGTTCGCACAACTCTAGATCGACTCGACAGGTCGCAGTGCAGGATGCGGGATCTGGTTCAATGCTTGCGTAGTTTCCCGCACCAGGCTCAACCGAAAAGCGAACGTCATAATGAGCAAGGCCCAAAGCCTCCTGCGCTCTGCGGAAATGTCCCTCAAACGCGCTCATCGGCCCTCCAGCATGTTGCCAAGGAGGGAGCGCCCTTCCCAGATTCCAACATTTATGTGGAGAAACTCGCCTGATTTTGCGATGACCTGGTAGCCGTAGCCGTGCGACCAGCCCGTGGGATCCGAATGCCTCCAGAGCGGTTGACGCTGGCACAAGCAGCCGGGATTCCAAGCCTTTACGAGGCCGACACCGGGAAGGACTCGCGTTGCACTGTCCTCGCGGTGAGTGTGCGCAAAGACGACGTTTCCTGCCGTCCTCGAGACGGAATCGCTCGCGGCGTTCTTGGATCCGCTCAATTCGTGGACGAAGAAGATCTTTCCCATCTTGATCCAGCCTGGTGGAAGGCCGGGAACGTGCGTTTCGGAACGCCGGTAGTAGATGATGCCGCGCTCTTTGAGCTTGAGGAGAAACTCAGGCGCGTTGAGCTGCCGAAGGAACTCAGCATCTCGCGAGTTCGACATCGTCTCGTCAATGACCCACCGCTCGACTCGGTCCTCATGGTTGCCCTCGATGTAATGGATCTGCGCGGAGGGCGCGGCCTCTTGGAGCTGGTCCAAGAACCAGTTGCCATGGGCGATGTCATCCTGATAGCTGTAGGTTGTCTGGGCGATGTAGTTGGCCGCGTGGTGCTTGGCCAAAAACCCACCACATTCCACGATGTCACCGTTGAGGATGATCTCATCCGGCGAGAGTCGGCGCACATCGCCAAGAAACGCCTCGACGGCGGGACGGTCCATCATGGAGCCATGGACATCGTTAGCGATCAGCCTGACGGTTTCGGTTTTTACCCTCGGCCTCGGCTTGTATTCGTTTTTGATCGGGAATTTGGCCGCTCGCAGCGCATTGTATTCGTCCAGCGCATCGTCTCGATCCTTTCGCAGGGCTGAAGCCTCGGCTCGGGCTTTGGCCAGTTCCGCCTGCGCCTTTACGACGCGGTTCATGGCGTCGGAGTCCGAAACCAGCTTATTGGAAAGGTCAATTTCTTCGTTCATCGCATGTAGGATTTAGCGGTTTCGGGATTCATGACGGCTTCCTCAAAATTGTCGGGACTCATTTCGACCCATTTAAGGCAATGGAGACTTTTTGCGTGACGCCTGATCGTATCCTCGGACACTCCCAGATGCTGCGCGAAGTCGGCGACTCGGTAACAGACTCCGCGCTTGATTTCATGGAGTCGTCTTCGGCAGTCTGAGCCTTGAGGTTTCTGCGGCATGACTCGCTTTTGATTTAGCTGGATGGCCTCTAGTTCGCTCTCCCTGCCTTCCTGCGGCCCTTTCATCACCTCGCCTGCCATCGACGCCCTGACCTCGGCAACCTCCGCAGATGTCACCGCAGAGAGGTTTTTCGAGATGTCGTAATTTGCCGCGTTCGGTCGTTTCGCGATGCCTGCCAGAATTCTGTCTCTTTTTGCATCGTCCATGATGTTATCGGTATCCGCCGGGGTAATCGGGAAAATCGTCATCGTCGTCGTCTTGGCTGCATTTGAGGACGAGGACAAAAGCCGCGATC